AAAAATTTTCCTTTTTTTCAAAAAAGGGCTTGACAAACAGTAACAGGTTTATCGGGCAGATTATCTGCCTTTATAAACCCATTATACCACGCACCTCCACTTTTTTCAACCACTTTTCCAATCAAATCCCCATCGGCACAACCTCATCAATATCCGCTTCACGCTTAGGTTTGGAGATCCCCATAAACTGCTTATGGCACTCCCACAGATCCATCAGAAAGCCGAACGGCATAAGCCACACCTCTTCCGAAGCGAGGTGCAGCTGAGCCGTTCCGTAATAGAACAGCCGGGTGAATAGTTCTGCGTCATTCACCCGGCTGTTGCTGCGTTTTTTGAGGTGTCTTCACTTTCGATATTCCGCTTCGTGCCTTTCAGCATAGCCTCGGTGATTGTGTCCTTGTACGATGCAAGCTCGCCGGGAGAGGTCAGAAGCTCCACGGTTTCCTCGGTGAGAAGTGGCTTTTTCTCGCTGTTTCTGAGATTATATATCTCAATGCTCTGATTGCAAAGCAGCGTTATCAGCCAGATTATCTCATCAAGCGCCATCTCCATATTCTCGGATTTCATCAGCTTGTCACCGAGGTTATCCAGTCCACCATAGCGATTAGAAATAGCCTTTGTTGCTCTGGTGGTGAGAATCATCTCGTACTGCTCACCGCCGATGGTTATTAAAGAACTGCGCTCATTCGTCATTGCTCATACCTCCGTTACTTGCCTGTTTCAGCAGGCTTTGCCGTGAATGTTGGTTCATATACAGACTTGTACCAACCCGTGATTACACTGTCAGGAACGTTCTTCTCGCCCTCGGTGGCTTCCGCTTTCCACGGGTGCTTTCCATTGCCATCGGGCTTGTTTCTGCGTAAGACCGTGCCCTCAATGGTCGGTGTAGAAAACGTTATACTGTCGCCCTTTGTGGCAAGCGATGTTGACGGAATACCGAACTTAACTCTGTACAGCCAGAAATAACGGTACTTGCCGTTGGACTTCTTCGCTCTGAACCCGATAGCCACAGGCTTGCCGCCGTCCTCACTGGTGGAAATGACCACGTTGTTGCTGTCAATAGTCGCTCCCGTCAGAACCGAAGCCGCTTCATTTCCTATATCGTCAACGCCAAGTGAAAGCGTACCGCTTTTGAACTCCTTGACGATTTCGGACGCGCCGTCATCGGCGTAGAGAGTAGCTTCCGCAAGCTCCACGGAGAGGTCTGCCGAAATTGCCTTTGCAAGCGAAGCGGGAACTCCGTAGGTTTCGCTGCCGTCGCTGTCCTCGGTTATTTCAGCGTAGAACAGCTTGTCAAGACCTATTGTTGCCATTTATATCTCCTCCATTTCATAGTTTTTCGCCGTATCAACGGCATAATGATGATAGCCCGTATCGTCCTCGTGACCGACATATTTTCGGGCGGTTACGGTAATATCCGCGCTGAGCAGAGCCTTTACAATCCTGCTCACAGTACGGGTGTAACTGCTTTTCGTAAACAGAGAAATCCGCACTTCCTGCACATCGGCAGTCGGCGCATTATCCGCATGAAGTTCAAAGCTGTCATACAGCGGAATGAACACCAAGTATTCATCGGGAGCCTTTCCCGAATACACAGAGGTCTGCGCCGGGATTTTCAGCTTTTTGGCTATTGCAGAGAGTTCCGAAAGCAGGCTCACAGCCCCTCGACCTCCTTTTCAAATGCGGATTTCATGGCTTCCACGCACTGCTTTTTCACAGCGGATTTCGCAGGTTTCAGAAACGGTTTCGCCGACTGACTGCTTGTGCCGTACTCGAGGATATTTGCTATTTTCGCATTACTGCCGCCGTCCGTTCTCGGCTCGGAAAAGCCCACCTTAATGTCGTGATTGCCGTTTTTGTCAACCATAACGGGAGATAAGCCGAGCGAACGTTCAAGTTCTCCTGTGGAACGGGATTTGCTTTTAGTTCCCGAGCCTACAACGGATTTCAGATTGCTTTTGACCTTTGCGAGAGCGACCTCGCCGCCTGCCTGCAATATCTTTTCGGCAATGCTGTCGGTCTGCGCTCCAAGCCGGGAAATACTCGCAAGAAATTCATCGGGCATTTTTACATCAGCCTTAGCCACTCGGCTGCACCTCCTTTGCAAGCACTTCAATATACATTCCTCTGCCTTTCACATCTTCGACAGAGGTTATCTCAAATACAGAGCCATCGCAGAACAAACGCATATCCGTGGATATTTTCACCCCCGGAATGGTGCGAAAACGGAACAGGTCGGTTGCTTCGGAAAAAGCGGCTTGGTTAGCCCATTTCTCGCTGCCGTGCCGTCCCTCATGATAGGCTCTGACTGTTGCTACAATGACATCGGATTCCGTCTGAAAACCCTCATCATCAAGCGCGACCCTTTTCTGCGTTATCTGTATCTGCGTGTTCATCTTCCCAAAACTCATACTTTCCACCGCCTGTCCAGCCGCAGCAGCATATTCACGGTATCCCACACTTGCTTTCCCGCCTGAACATTATCTCCGAAAAAGCCGCCCGTGCTGCCGTCCCGCGATTCATAAAAATGCGAGGACAGCATTATTACCGCCTGTTCGGTAGTCGGCTGCATTGCGTTTTCTGAATAGTAATTCTCGGGCAAATGCTGATAGCTTTCGGCATAGGAAACAGCGGCGGTGATGAACCCTTTTATGAGTTCATCGTCTGCCGAATGTTCAAGTATGAGGTTCTGCTTGACTTTTGTCAGAAGCTCGTCCATAGTCACCGCCTATTAGCCGCCGGAAGAACCGGAGCCGGCTTTCATCTTGAGAATCTGCACGGCTTCGGGAAGAATCAGCTTACCGTCCACGCGCTCCTTTGCGACAAATCCAACCATGCCGTTGCCTGCGTACAGTTCCTTGAGTTCCGCAAAGGAACGAGTTCCACGGTCGCCGATGTTGTAATAACTGAAATCGCCGAATGCGATTACAGGCTTTCCTGCGGCGATTGTGGGGACATACGGAGAAGTGTAGACCTCGTAGCCGAACAGCCTGTCGACCTCGCCCGCCTGGAGTGACGGCTGCCAGAGATACGCGCCGTTGTTATCCTTCAGCTTGCGGAGCGCCGCAATGGTCTGGTCGTTCATGATGAACTTTGCATTCTTGCGGTACGGGCGCTTGAGTGAGTACACAAGATTGATTATCTCATCGGCGGTTATCGCAGTTGCGCTCGCCGCAGTAACAGCAACCTCGCCGCCGCCCTTGTCGGAGAAAAGTCCGAGAGGCTTGCCAACGCCATCGCCGTTGAGGAAAGCGTCCTCCTCCGCATTGGACAATGCCTTGCCGAACTGCTCGATTATGTAGCTTTCAAGCCCGAAAGCGTTGTCGTAGAGAAGTTCCTCGGTCACCTTAACCGCAACGTGCAGCTTGTGCGCGTCAAGGTTAATCTGCGAGAAAATAGCGTCCCCGAAAGTGAGCGCCCCGCCCTCGTCGATCCACGCCGCAGCGGGTTTTGTCGCGGCAATGTTGATTTTGTGCTCGCCGCTGGTGGTGATGGTGTGACCCAGCTTTCGCATGATATTTTCCTCGGTCAGTGCGTCTATAAGGCGGCTGTCGTACTCCTCGGGAACGAGATATCCGCCGTTAGCGTCAACGCCCTCGGAAAGTACATCGGACACCTGTCTGAAATTCGTGCGGAGAGCGTTCAGCATCGCCGCCTTGTACTCATCGCTTGCTCTGCCGGACTTGGGCTTGTCACCGTTCAGCGGCTTTGCGGTGAGGGGTGCTGACGTAGGCTTGGAAAGCTGCGCGTCCATAGCCGCCATCTGCTCCATGCGCTCAATTTCAGCGCCGTAGTCCTTTATCTTCTGTTCCATTTCGGCATAAGAAGCGGCGTCCTCTGCGGACAGAAGTCCGTCATTGTCGCGCTTGGTTTCAACGAATGCCTTTGCGGCTTCCCATGCCTTATTGCGCTTTTCGCGCAGTTCAATAATAGTCATGTGTGTTACCTCCAATTTTTGATTAAATTGAGCCGAGAAAATAAATCCTCAGCTTTGGTTTTATGTTCGGTTTTAGGGGCTATGCGGCACTTTTCCGCGATTCTGCCCATAAGGGAATTTACCACCTGCGCTTCGGAATACATCAGCGAATCTGCGGCAGGCGCTTCGTTCGGCTCGTCACGGGCAAGAATACCGTCCGCAAAGCCGAGTTCAACCGCCTTGTTTGCGTTCATCCAGGTTTCTGCGTCCATGAGGTGAGAAATCTTTGCGCGGCTCATTC